ATTTTGGAGATGTTATACTTATGGTGCTGAGTTGGTAAAACACACTGATAGACCCTCTTGTGAAATAAGTGCAACAGTTTTTATTGATTCAGATAAATTAGATTGGCCTATATTTATGGATGGAAAAAGTTTTCTTTTAAATAAGGGAGATGCTGTGATTTACAAAGGTTGTGACATAGAACATTGGAGAAAACCTTTTCACGGAGATTATCATTTGCAAGTTTTTTTACATTATGTTGATAAAAAAGGTAAATACGCAGATCATAAAGGAGATAAAAAAAAATGAGAATAGTAATGTTTAAAAATGGGGATGGAGCTCTTCAATTTACAGAACAAGAAGCAAAAATATTAGCTAAGAAAAAACAATTAATTTTTCCTGCAGAATCTATGTCTAGCTTTGCTAATCAATTAGTTCACGTAGGATTTAACATAGCGGATAAAATACCAGAAAATAAACAAAAAGCTTCTAGTGGTTTTGATCATATCTCAACAAAAGATGAAAAAAAAGTAAAAAGAAAAGTAAAAAAAAGTAAATAGTGTATAAAGATAATATTTTAGATAAAAGGTTTGCTGATGAATTGTATTGGCTTTTATTAAACACACCTTGGCATGCTAGGAATATAGCGAATAGAAACACATACCCATATGGAGATGAGGGATCACATTTATTTTTAGGTAAACAAATATTCTGGAAAGAAAATGAATACGATATTTATTCTGAAGTTAATAAACAAGATATGTTTAAATTTATAGATTTATTTGAACATTTGTGTAATATTTTTAACATAAATTTAAAACTAAAAGACATATCCGCAAACCTACAATTTTTTGGTCAAGACGGGACTTTTCACACAGACGGTAATGCAAAAGAAACTGTATTTATTTTAATGTTGTGTAATAAAACTTTAGACCCAGATATTGGTGGAAATTTTATAAACCAGGATACAAATGAAGATATATCTTTTAAACATGGAAGAGTAATTACGTTTAAGGCAAACAATAAACATAAAGGTCTAGCTTTTAATAAACCTTATATTCCAAGAATATCTATAAAGTTTGTAGGAGAGTAATATGTATCAAAGATACGAAGATATAAATGATAAAAAAGAGGGGAGTTACAAATCAATATTTTCAACTCCAGTATGGATTAAAAATATAGAGCCAGAAAAATTAAATTTAAAAAGCACTAATTTTAAACATCATTTTTTAAGTGATACTTTATCTTCTTATAGCTATGATGATAATGACAATCAAATGACGGTTACAGGAAAAGAATATTTAGAGAATATTATATTAGATTGTTTAAAAGATTTTAAAATTATTAAATGCCGTGTTGTTCAAATATGGAGAAATATATACGATGATGATTTTCAAGAGAGACATCATCATGCAAACTCTCATTTTTCTTTTACTATTTATGAAAAACTATCAAAACCGCAAACTATGTTTTATCACCCTGCACATGATATGATTAATGCAACTGGTATAAATAATATAATTTATCCATATTGTTTTCCAGAGGTCAAACAAAATCAAATGATATTATTTCCAAGCTATTTGGATCACATGGTGCTTCGATCTAAAAATTCTATAACGATTAGCGGAAACATAAAAATATGAAATTTTTGTCTGTTAGAATCGGAGAACACGATTCTAATGTAACATACACAGATGGTGTTAATATAAAATATTTTAAACCAGAAAGACAAAATCAAATTAAACACTATGCATATGAAGATATAATCTCATGGTTAGGGTCATCTGCTTTTTTAAATTTTAAGATAAATGAAATAGATGGCATAGCATTAATATTAGATTCATATGCTTTTAATTGGTTAGGAGAGGATGAGGGTAAATTATATAAAAACATAAACATACCTTTTGAACCTTTTACAAGTTTAAAGTGTCCAATATTTAAACTTGATCATCATTATGCACATAGTCTTTCTAGTTGGATGTTGACGGATAAATCTACAACTGACATGGTATTAGATGGTTTTGGAGATAAATATAGAACATGTAGTGTGTTTCAAAATAATAAATTAATACAATCATACACAAAAGAAAATGGCCTACATTCTTTTGGGATAGCACTTCAAGACTTTGCATGTGCTTTAAAAGTGCAAGGTTCAAGCCAAGACCTTTCAGGAAAAATAATGGCTTTACAATCTTTTGGCAAAGTAGATAAAGATTATTTAAAATATATATCTCAATTTAATTTACAACAAAGTAATAAAATATTAGACTTTGAAAACTATGTTAAAATAAAAGGAAGCCGTATTGTTGCAAATCATACTTTTATTAATTTTGTTAAAACTGTGCATTTTTACATAGAAAATATATTTCCAAAATTTTTTAATAAATATTGTAATTCAAATGATGTCATAACTTATTCTGGAGGTGTTGCTCAAAACGTGTGTATTAATACTAAACTTAAGAAACAATATCCCAATATTATTATTCCGCCACATTGTGCAGATGAAGGTTTAAGTTTAGGAGGCGTAGAGTTTTTAAGAAAACATTTTGAACAACCAAAATTTAACACAACTAATTTTCCATTTTGGCAAACAGACATTATTCCTGAAACATTGCCCTCGGACCAATTAATAAAACAAACTGCACAGGAGTTGGCTCAAGGGAAAATAATAGGTTGGTATCAAGGGCATGGTGAAGTTGGACCAAGGGCTTTAGGTAATAGATCTATATTAATGAGTCCTGAAATTAAAGATGGTAAATCTATATTAAATAAAAAAGTAAAACACAGAGAAGATTATAGACCTTTTGCTGCCTCTATAAAATTAGATAAAACAAAAGATTATTTTGATTGGGAGGGAGAGAGTGAATTTATGTTATATGGTGTTAAATTTAAAGACAAAATATTTGATCCTATTGCACATATAGATGGCACAAGTAGAATACAAACTGTAAAACCAAACCATGAGTATTTTTACAAATTATTAGATGAATTTGAAAAACTTACAGGGCTACCAATGCTTTTAAATACATCCTTAAATGATAATGGTAAACCCATAGCTGGCAAACCTAAAGATGCGTTTGCTCTTTTAAAGCACTCTGACCTAGATTATTTGATTGTGGGAGATTGTATTTACAGAAAATAACCATGTTGATTTATGAGGCTTTTGGCTATAGTATCTAACCCTTTACTTAAATAGGTATTTTATGTTACAAAAAGTAGGATTTCAGCCAGGTATCAATAAACAGATCTCAGAAACCACAGCAGAAGGCCAGTGGGTTGACTGTGATAATGTTAGATTTAGG